ACGGCGTGATCGTCTATAAGCCCAAGCCCGGCGTACCGGCACCCCAACAGATCGCCAACAACTCGACAAATGTCGGGATGAAAGATCTGTTGCAGCTGCAGATTCAACTGATGGAGGAGGTCTCCGGAGTTCACGGCCCCCTGCAAGGGAAGCAGGGCTTTAGCGGCATGTCGGCAGCCCTGTACAATCAACAGACCCAGAATGCCACCACCTCGCTACTGGACCTGTTGGAATCCTTCGACAGCTTCATCATTGAAGGGGCCTACAAGAAGGTGAAAAACATTCAACAGTTCTACACCCAAAAGCGTTACATCAACATTGCAGGCCGCAAGTTGGCAGAAGCCGTCGAGTATGATCCGGAGAAGGTTCAGGACACGGAGTTTGACATGTCGATCAGTGAGAGCACCTCTTCGCCCATCTACCGCATGTTGGGCAACGACTTCCTGTTGGAGATCTGGAAGGCGGGACAGATCAGCGTCGAGCAGCTGTTGGAGAATGGCAGCTTCCCATTTGCAGATCAGCTCCTGCAGAGCATCCGGGCTCAACGCGAACAGATGGAACAAGAACAGATGCAAACGCAGGGAAAACCACCCCTCACTGAACAGCCACCACAACCCAAATAGGATTTGAGGCTGAAACGAAAAAAACGACCCGCACCAGAAACGTTGGTGCGGGTCGTATTGTATGTTATTTAGCCATCTCTGTACATAAATTGCTTTTTAATGTACAGAGCACATAAAGTCTGTACATAGAATTAGACTTTCATGCACATAGATATTGGATGTGTACACCTTAATATAGGTACTTCTGTTCCACCTCGACCTGCCTATCTATCCTGTCCATCGTCCCAGACCGTGCTAACTTTGTGCAAAATTCATTTATAGCAAGCTAATGAATTGATTGTCAGCACAGACAACATTTCAATACCTCACATTCATTTAAGTAAATGAATACTAATACAATAAACAAATTTCATTATTTGTATTACTGGAGGTTTGGTATCTTTGAACCTAAAGAGGTGCTTATTTTACCTCGTTAATACTGTGTAAATCAACACATAAACAAGTAAAATCCAAATAAGCATATTGCAACATGTCTATTTGGCAACACATCTTCAATCACAATCAAAGGCCATATAGACTTTTAGTTTGATTTATTGTATTCTCACCTACAATATAAGCATAGCACGCAACTGGTATAAAGTGAAGTCTCTTCCCATTTAACTCTTTTAATCCGCTCTCTTTAATACTTGTTACCAACGCATCATGCATGGTATTGCGATCCATAAAGTAAACAAGAGATTTTAGATCGCCTGGGTTAGAGTAATAATGATCAGACCACTTTATTTCTACAGCCCAATATGGTTTTTGACGCGCAATATTCAAACCTACAATATCTACTTCCCCTTGTTGTTTACCTTGCCGCCAATTTGCATATCTGAGTTCTACGCCTTGCCTCGGGAACCACTGAGCATACACAGCTGTTTCAACCATGTCTCCAATTTCACTGTCGAGTTCATTTATTGGCTCAAATAATGCACATCGAAGTGATGGATTGGTAAGATATATCTTAAATTGGGTCTCTCGTTGATAACTTTTTGCGGTATCATCTGTACGCTTTACAACTTGTATAAGGAACGCCGCCTTTAGATAATTAATATATCTTTTTAAGGTCTCTTTTTGAACTCCCGATTCTTTTGACAGTTTTTCATATGAGAACTGTGCACCAGAATGATATGCAATCATCGTAAATAATGAATTGAGTTCCTGCACATCGCTGATACCATACAAACTCGGCAAATCACGAAGTAACACCTTATCAATTATATCGTGACGAATAAATTGTCCTGGATTCTCTTTGATTTTATTAGAAAACACCACTTCAGGATATCCACCGTAATTGATATATTCCAAAAATAATTCGTTCAGCTTGGTAATATCAATAGTGCGATAAATTTTCGTTGTGAAATTTTCCCACGTGTAGTCAACAGGGATCATAAGATTAGCATAACTCTTAAGATGGATATACTCATAAAATGTTAATGGAGGCAAGCTAAAATCCGTAAATCTACCGGCTCCACTTTCATCACTTCTTTTTTTTAATTCTGCAGCCGCTGATCCTGAAGCTATAAATTTAACCTTATAATAAGTATCAACAAGAGACTTTAATTCTACCTCCCAGTTCTTGAGATACTGTATCTCATCATAGAACACATACATTTGTTCGTTATTGGGCGTTTTCCCTAATGCAGTACAAGCCAACGTAAAAAGTTGTTCCAGATAGATCTTATTATAAATTGGAGTCTCGACAGATATATATATAATATTCTGCGGAGAAACACCCTCATTAATCAGTCGTTGTATAGCATGGTACATCAACACGGTTTTACCTACGCGCCGGGGACCCATAAGTATAGTGGCTCGACGAATACTGTTATCTTGCACTAAGGGGAAAAATATATTCAAATACAATCGAGGAGACATACTTGAAAAATAATCCGCAATATGTCCTTCCGTCCACCAAGGATTATCAACCTTTAATCTTCCTATGATTTGCTTCTCTAACAAGTCTGTATATTCCATAATTAGCACATTGAGACATGGTAAATATATAGAAAAAATTCTATATAAGCACGATAAAACATATCTATTTTACCTATTCTTTACAAAATAAAAGCAAAATATTTTTGAATAACTATTATTGTGCGGATCAGCTTCTGCAGAGCATCCGGGCCCAACGCGAGCAGATGGAGAACGGACAAATACAAGCACCTGGACAACCACCCCTCACTGGACAGCCATCACAACCCAAATAGGATTTGAGGCTGAAACGAAAAAACAACCCGCACCGGCGTCTTCGGTGCGGGTCACTTTGTATCTGTCTTCCCACAAAAGGCTGCTCAACGGAGAACGTTTAGCTATTTTCAGACCACATTTGGCACTGCTCCATAATCGTATTCAGGGCGTCTTCCTGGCCTTCAGGCGGATAGTTGTATTTCTTCAACAACCGTTTCACAATACGACGCATCCCCGCACGTGCACTCTCTTTCAAATTCCAATCGATTGTTTTATTGCGACGCAACGCATCGGTCAATTCATGCGTGATCGTTACCAACTGATCATTGGTGTAAAAATCTCGCACAGCCTCGGGTTTGGTCAACGCATCGTAAAAGGCCAGCTCTTCAGTTGTCAAATTGAGCTTCTCCCCTGCCTTTTCGCCGTCGATAATCTCCTGGGCTGTTTTTAACAGCTCCTCGATTACCTCCTCATTGGTCAATAGTCCTTTGAGATAGTTGCTCATGGCCTGGGACAGAATCTCCGAAAATTTAGCTGCCCGCACCGTATTGGTCCGGCGGTACAGCTTTACCTGCTCTGCTATCAGCTTGCGTAAAATTTCAACCGCCAAATTTTTCTCGTTCATCCGGGCGATATCCGCCAAAAACTTGGGGTCAAACAACGAAAATTCCTCCTGAACATCCGAGAAAAGATTAATAACACCCTCACTTTTGATGCTCTGCTTGAGTAACTCATTAATGCGGTTATTAATTTCCCGGAACGAGATTTTGCCTTTGCCCTCGACACGGGTCAACAGCGTACGGACCGCCTCAAAATAGGCCGCCTCAAGTCTCTGTTCACGATTCAACATGCTTTGACACAACGACAACGCCTGACGCAACAACAACGACTCCCGAATATAGGATTCTTTCGTCTCGGCACGTTCAGGAGCTTGTAAGAAATCGACGCCCCCACTGATCGTCCGCGCACGTTCCAGATCTGAGCCGCTCTTAAATCCAGTATAATCGAACCCATGCAACAAATCATGGCACACCTCCAATTTACGCAACACTTCAGGATATGCCGTTTTAGCCACATCCGTATCACCATAGTTTTTACGGTCACGTAACGTGTACTCTTTCATGGCCAGCTTCAAAGCGGAGGCAATCCCTACGTAATCAACCACCAAACCGCCCTGCTTGTCTCCAAATACACGGTTAACCCGTGCGATGGCCTGCATCAGGTTATGGCCCATCATCGGTTTGTACACATACATGGTAGACAACGAGGGCACATCAAAGCCCGTTAACCACATATCAACCACAATCACAATCTTTAAAGGCCCCGCATCATCTTTAAACTTATGCTCGAGCTCTTTTTTATGTGCATCGTTGCCGATGATCTTTCGCCACGATTCTGGATCTTTATTATTGGAGGTCATCACAACCGCCAGTTTCTCGCTCCACTGGGGACGCAACTCCAATATTTTTTGATAAATCTTGATTGCGATGGGTCTTGAATAGGCCACAATCATCGCCTTGCCCGTCTGTTCATATTGGCGGAACTCCTCGTAGTGCGTTACAATATCCTCACACAACGACGCTATGGTGGCATCGGCTCCCAGAATGGAATCAATGCGTCCTAACTCCCGTTTACTCTTTTCGATGACATACTCTTCGGCCTCCTCAGCCATCGCCTCATACTCCGCATCAATGCGACGCAAAGTCTGCTCGTCGAGCTTCAAGTTAATCACACGACTCTCATAAAACACGGGACGAGTAGCGTGATCTTCCACCGCTTGCGTCATGTCGTAGACATCGATATAGTCACCGAACACCTCACGCGTAGAACGATCCTTCTGAGCAATCGGGGTCCCCGTAAAACCGATATAGGTGGCATTGGGCAACGCATTGCGCACCAAACGGGCCGCTCCAATCCGAATTCGGCCCGTCTTCGGATCGATACGCTCCTCCAAGCCGTATTGGCTGCGGTGAGCCTCATCTACCATCACCACAATATTGCGTCGTTCCGATAACGGCTCCTCACTCTCCTCGAACTTCTGCATCGTCGAGAAGAAAATGCCATTGGCCTGACGGCCGGCCAACAATGCGCGCAGATGTGCCCGACTTTCTGCCTGGACCGGCACCTGTCGAAGGAAATCACTGCACTGGGCAAATTGTGTAAACAGCTGCCCGTCGAGGTCGTTGCGATCGGTCAGTACGACAATCGTCGGGGAGGTCATCACCCGTTGCAAACACTTGGCAAAAAAGACCATGGACAACGATTTTCCACTTCCTTGCGTATGCCAGAACACGCCACCCCGGCCATCCGTCGCTGCCGCCTTGAGGGTTGAGTTGACCGCCTTTTGCACGGCATAGAACTGATGGTATGCACTCAACACTTTGACGATGTGCCCATCTTTTTCCGAACAGCAAATAAAGTCACGCAACAACGCGATGAAACGGGTTTTGTCAAACATTCCGCGGAAAAGCACGTCAAAATTGGCATAACGGGTCTCTTGATAGTCCCCATCGACGGTTTTCCACTCCATGAAACGATCCTCGCCAGCGGTAATGGTACCGGCCTTTGTAGTTGCCAGATCGCTCATCACGCAGAAAGCATTGTACACAAACAGCGAGGGCACCTCCAACATGTAGTTTCTCAGCTGCGCATACGCCTCGGAGACATCGGTTTCCTCTCTGGATGGAGATTTCAGCTCGACCACCACCAGCGGCAGCCCATTCACGAAAACCACAATATCGGCTCTACGCACCGATTTTTCCTCTACGGTCCATTGGTTTGCGACGGTAAATCGGTTTCTCAACGGGAGATCGAAATCGACTAACCTCACTAAAGCAGCTTGCTGTTCTCGACCATCGAAATAGGTGACCTCGACCCCGTTCTGGATCATATCCGTAAAACGGGCGTTTCTACGTTCGAGTGTTCCGGATTCGATGTTTCGGATTCGGGCCAACGCCTCGTCAATGGCCGCTTGAGGCAGTTCTGGGTTCAGAAGGGGCAATGTCTGCTGGAGTGCCTCCAGAAATATGGGCTCAGTGTAGTCACGTACGACCTCTGGCCCGTAGACATATTCATATCCGAGCAGATCCCTGAAAATTTCGAGGACAGCGTTTTCGAAATGGGCTTCAGTGAAGGGCATAAGTCATTTAATATTCTAATTTATCGACAGATGAAGATATCCATGCTTTTGACAATCTTTTTAAAAAGATAATCCTCAAGAATTTATGCCAACAACTTTGATACTTGTTAATATAAGTTAAAGTATACATAATTTCGGATACGATTCTTGAGTGTTTTTTCCATTCATTTTGATAGTATGTTAATATTCTCTTGGTTACTGCAAAGTATTCAGGAAAATTTCTCAGTTCAAATATAGCGGCAATTTGTCGGTCCAGCATAGTGCTATATATATTGCCTTGTATTACTTTAGCAGTTTCACTATCCCCTCTTTTTATTGTTGTAATAGGATTAGACTCTACTAATTCAGGCTGGACTAGTGTTTTTATCAGTTCATGATACGTTTTGAATCGTAAGTCTCGGCTCTGAATAACTTTATCGATTAAATACCGATAAATTGGGACTACGAGACCAAAAAGGGCAAGGATAATACTTACAATTTCTATCCAATTTTCTTTCATGTATGCTATCATTTTGTATAAATTAATAAAGTTAGTCTATCAATATTTAGCCTGACAACAGTTTCGGTAGCAGCGTTTTCGAAATGGGCTTCAGTGAAGGGCATGGCCTTATGTTGGTTAGAATATTTCCAATTGGCGGATTATGGCAATTACGAAAACAACAGAAATTACCACTACACAGATAAATTTTGCAATCAAGAGATGAAAACTTCTTTTTGATACCTTATTCATGTATGCTTCATGACCCTCGATATTTTTCTTTTGTTCTATTTCGAAATATTCATTTCTGTAGCTATAAGAGTCTGAAAAATAGTGCACTAAGTCTAATAACAGATAGGCGAAACTCAATCCTAATGCTATTATTATCCACCAACAAGGTTTGTGATATTGATTATCAGCATATATCAGTACCCAACATGTACCAATCATGCCGTAAATAATATTTCTGGAAAGTGCTGAAACTTTACTGGATTGGCTATAATGGTAGTTTTGGCACTCTTCTAACCTTTTGTCGATATTTTGATCTCGTTCGTCCATTATTTTGGTTTTTTGGGAGACCCTGAAGGACCAGCAGATTCATTGCTAATGACTCCTCCTTTTCGATGAATTTCTATGTGACGGTCTTCTTGTTTCGGGACAGGAGTAGAATCAGCATGCGGTTTAGGTGCTGGAGCTTGACGGTTAGAATTATTATTTTTCATGGTTCAAAGATTTAGATAATATATACAATTAACATTTTATTTCGCCGGACAACAGTTTGGGCAGCAGCGTATCGCGCAGGGTAGAAAGAGTCATACACTCATTTTTGTTTGCCTCTACGTTCTGAAAAATCGGAATTATGATATTATTAAATTTTTTCAGCACTTTGGTCGAGGGTATTTTAATAGATGTTTTTCTAAAATCAGGAACTGTTAACTGCTGTTGTGTCGTTCCTGTACCTCTAATATTTTGAGTTAACGCCCATAGATATAGAAATTCCGCAGATAGTTCTGCTTTAGTTGGCACTACCGAAATCAAACGAACGATTGGGACATATGGCTTTGTTCGAAGACAAACATATCCGATCGTACCTCGGGCAGATACAGTTATACTTGCGCTACTAATTTTTGCAGAATCTGTATATCCATACAGACCTTCATTGTTTATTCCATTAGAATATATAGGGATGCGACATTGTTCGGTTAAATCTTTCGAATAAACAGAAGGTTTGTCACCTCCGGCCATAATGGTTGCGACTTCTCCCAATTCATAGGATTGCAAATCAATAGTTTCATTATCCACAAACCACGACCGGAAGAGGGCCTGCGCCTGAGCCTCCAAATTCGCATTGATCCGCCGATTCAATTCGATTTTATCATCCAACGACCCCAAAATCCCCGCAATTCGCCGTTGCTCGTCAAGCGGCGGAAGTATTAGAGTAAATTCGCCAATAGAATTGGCACTAATATTAGGTTGTGCCGTTTCACTATCAATATGATTCCGTATGTAACTGTAGAATACGTCTTGACATAAGTAATAATACAAGTAGTTCTTATCTACATATATACCTTTAGGCTTAAACAACAAAACCCGTTGATTGATGTAGGCATTTCGCTCAGAAGTGATTCGTCCTAACTTCCCAATGGTTGCACCCGTCATTGCTAAAACATAATCATCTAACTGTATCTTATATTTTTCCAGTTTGTGGCTATTATATTGTGATATATCTATTCCCGTCAAAGATGACATATCAACAATAGGAGGTTGGATATCAGCAATTTTTATTACTTTATCAGGATAATTCCCAAAATCCTTGCCTTTAAAAGCAAAGCCAGCAATTAATGTGCATATATCCCCCAGCCGGTATGTCGTCCAATTACTCATAGTCCTTAAAATGGCAAATCATCAGGATTAAATGTGTTTTCTTGCGTTTGATCCTTCAGTTTCGGATATTTTTTTTGATAAAATGACATTAAAAACAAACCTATCGATGAAACACTATTAACAATAAAATACACATATAACGGTTCGTCAATGATATAATCTGCATCGGTTTTCCCATGAAATAAAGTTTTATCACTTCGTAATCTCTCTATAGCCTGACTTGCTGACAATAGGGATTTATTGAGCGTCTTTATTTCCGTTGGTAAATCATCCGCGGAAAGATTAAATGCTTTCATAATAGCTTTTAAAAGTGAATACAATGTATCTGTTTCACTGTAACTGACACTTATCCTTTCATCTTTAAGAATCTCTTTTATAATACTCTCTAAAGCGGAATTCACCAGACCAACAGCTGTGTCTGGATCACTTTCAATGCATTTAAATGCCTTCTCAAAAGTCTGACTTGCTGTTTTATAATGTGATTTCACTTCATTCCTAAAAATTGGGATAGACGGAATAAAATCAGGAGTTTCAATCCCTAAATCAATGGCTATCTTTAATAATAGTTCACCATCCATCGAATGTAATGTGGCCAGTAAATCGATTTTTGGATTAGCGCTATCTTGCGCATTGTCTTTGAATTTAATGGAAAAATTTTCCCAATTGTTATTTATAATTTCGTCCTCTTCATGCCACTTTTTTATATAGAATAAAACATCAGCATATGAACTATATTCAGTCCAAATGGCATCATATATTTTTCGAACCAGAGACATCTGGTATTTTGGTGATATAGAATCCATTGCTTAAATTTTATACCCGATACTCTCCAACTGCCGGCGAATCTCTGCCTCCAGATCATGCGACTTGTTGAACAACTCCGACAACTCGCCCGTCAGCCGTTCCATCTTCGCAGCAAAAGGCTCCGAATCCTCCTCCTGAGCCGCAATCCCCACATAGCGCCCTGGCGTCAAAATAAAGTCCTGAGCCGCAATCTCTTCGGTCGTTGCAACTGCACTAAAACCTTTCTCAGCCTCCAAACGCCCCTCCACATAAGCGTGATAAGCGTCTGCTATCCGCTGAATATCGCCCCGCTCGGCTGGATCCTGCGATTCATCATTGGTTAACTCTCGCAACTTGCGCGAAACCATCCGCCCCATGTTGCGTGCATCAATAAAGAGCGTCTTGCCTTTCTGAGCCTTGTTCTTGTTGAAAAACCAGATCGATACGGGAATCTGTGTCGTGTAGAACAGCTGCGGCGGCATAGCCACAATGCAGTCCACCAAATCGGCCTCAATCAACCGACGCCTGATCTCGCCTTCTCCCCCGCTCTGACTCGACAACGACCCATTGGCCAGCACAACACCAGCACGTCCCGTCGGGGCCAAGTGGTAGATGATGTGTTGAATCCACGCAAAGTTGGCATTCCCGTTTGGGGGCGTTCCATACTTCCACCTCACATCATCGGACAACTTATCGGCGCCCCAATCACTGAGATTGAACGGAGGATTGGCCAACACATAATCTGCTTTCAGGGTCGGATGGCAATCGTGGAAAAATGTATCGGCGTTATATTGCCCCAAATCCGCCTCCAGGCCCCGAATAGCCAAATTCATCTGCGCCAGCTTCCATGTCGTCGGATTGGAATCCTGACCATAAATCGAGATGTTGTTGATGTTGCCCGAGTGGCTCTCGATAAATTGAGCCGACTGCACAAACATACCGCCAGACCCACAGCAGGGATCATAAACCCGCCCCGTGTAGGGCTCCAGAACATATACCAACGTGTTGACAATACACGACGGCGTGTAAAATTCTCCGGCAAGTTTCCCCTCTGCCTCCGCAAACTTCGACAGACAATACTCATACGCCCGTCCCAAAAGATCCTTCGCCGCTCCTTGTGCGTGCATGGAAATGTTGGTGAACAGATCCACCACTTCGCCCAAACGTCGTTTATCCAACTCCGGGCGTGCAAAATTTTTCGGCAAAATACCCTTTAGCCGTTTGTTCTCCCGTTCAATCGCCCGCATGGCGTTATCTATGACAGCCCCTATTTCGGGCGTGTGAGCAGCCGCTGAAATCTTGGACCACCGGGCATCAACCGGAACATAAAATATATTTTCTGCCGTGTATTCGTCCTTGTCCTCCTCAAAGCCCTCGCCCTCGTCAACCAGTTGGTTATATTTAGTCTCGAACTTGTCAGAGATGTACTTCAAAAATATCAACCCCAAAACAACAGATTTATACTCCGACGCATCAATATTGCCCCGCATTTTATCTGCTGCCTTCCAAATCTCTTTCTCAAAATCGTTCCCTGTCGTATTGGCAGTTACCATATCGATCAACTATTAATTGTAGTAAAGGTAAATTTTTTCTTGCATTCTAAATACTATTTGTACACAAATTCTGTGCACAAGCTATCAACACTTTACATCAAAAGACATAAAAAAGAGCCGACTTAAAATCGACTCTTTCCATCTTGAAACACCTTCGGTGCGTGACTTCTACACCCTCCCAGCCAACTACACGCCCCGCGTAACGTAGCGTAGATACATCTCACGCTTTGCCACAATAACCTCCTGCGGCAACGAAACACCTCCCCGGTCAGCCGTACAGTAAAAACACTCACGCATCACATCGCGCATCCGCACGTGTGAATCCATGTAGCCATACCGCCGCAGACGGCGCATCCCGTTGCGACGCATCACAATCAACCGATCCCGGTGATCCGGCATCACATAATACCGCTCCCCACTCTTGCGATGGGCCCGCTCCGCCAGCCGAACCGCATAGCGCAGCCGCATGGATGCCCGCTGAAGAACAAAGACCGCTAAAACCGTTTTCAATAGCTTTTTCATATCTCAGATGTTGGTTAATAATCAAATGGTGGCCACAGATACAGGACGTACCACACGTGGCTGCACTGGCTGGGCAATCTTTGGTAGGTCCATCTCACAAAAACAGATAAACAGGCCGATGGCTCGTGTCATCAAACGGTCATCGTGCCGCCCCGAGATGGCCCCGAAGCTGCCATTCTCCTTCTTCTCGTAACACAGATATTCATCCAGACAGCCCCGCTCCCGCTCGATGTAGGCCTGCTCGCGAATCATGCGGATCAGGTGATCAATGATCATGGGCTTGGTCGAAGAGTTGGTATGGAAGCCCCATTTGCGAGGGGCCCCGCTATTGATCGCCTCCTCCGACTGCCGACGGGCATACAGATTGGGGTACACATCGGCAATCTGGTTGAGAATAAAGGAGGTATGATCCCCGTCCGTATCCCGTTCCTTGTCCCGGGTCTCCAACGTATTGCTCTCGATCACTAACAGCGAATCGTCATAATAGGCCGCAATTTGCGCCGCCTTCCAGGCCAGCAGGTCATGATCAATATGGCCGTACCACTCGGCAACCACCTCCGGTTTGTCGCCTTCCATCATCCAATAGCGATCAAAGACCACCACCACGGAATAGTCAGCCCCCGAAGAGCGACCACCCACATCGACCACCGTCAAATAGCGATTGGCAACCTTAAACTCCAGCTCCGGCAGCTCCCACACCTTCAAGAGGCCTTGTCTGTCTTCACAGAACTTGAGCCCCTTGAGCGCCTCCGGCCCCTGATCGGCCAGGCCATACACGTCCCCCATATACCGACAAGCCCTGCACTCCTTGCCAAAGGCCTCAACCTTGTATTGATCGAACACCTTCTTTCCGCTGTGCTTGAACGCCTCGATGTCGTCTGAGGGATACTCGGCTGCCATGTCGGCATGATCATCGAACCGCTTGCGGTTGTGCTGGTACCAGTTTATCGCCTCCAGGGTGGCTCCTCTCTCCCATAACCACCAATCATACGCTCCATAGTTGGCCCTGTTATTCCGATTCTCGTACAGTGCTTGAGCAAACCGATAGGGATCCGCAAGTGGCAGTTCGTACATCTCAATATCGAACCACGGCACAAAGAGCGGCTCTTTGTCACTCTCGCCCCGTTTGGCCCGCTCCCACTCCTGGTGGAAATAGTTACCCGTACCGTTGGCTGTACTCTCGTAGATCTCCATCGTCAAGGGAGCAAACAGCACACCGGAGCAGGCCGAGCGCACAATCTGTTCGGGGGTTTTATTCTCCGTCTTCACCCAGAAGGCCACCTCCGTACAGTGCACCAAGGCGCTATCGCCACCACGCGCACTGTCAGGCTTTTCGGCCGAACCCACCTTGATTTTACAGTTGCGCTGCGGCACAATATCGATATTTTGCGCCCCCTCAAAGGCGGTCAGCTTCTTCTCGCCCGGCTCAAAGTCCTCTAACTCCTCGTGCAGGAGCCACAGTGGGTAGTTGTCAATCAGCGTAGAGAACATGCCCTTCACCTCTAAGGCGGCATCGCGCACCTGAGCGACAATCAGTGAGTTCCAGCCCGTCTTGTGTACCAACTGAATCCAAGCCATATAGACCTGCACCGCTGTGGAGCCGCCCCACTGCCGTGCTTTAAGTAGAATCAGGCGAATCGGGCGACCCTCCAAGCGCATCTTCTCGAGAGCTGCGATCAACTTACGCTGAGCCCGGTTCAACTTGAAGGGGATAATATCTCCACCGGATTTGGGCTTAATCTTGACAAAGGCAAAGGCCCAAAAGCAGAAGTCATGGCGGATGCGCAGCCGGATCATCTGCCGGATCACCTTTTCGCGCACCTCCTCCCCCATCTCTCGGGAGAGATACCTCCGGACGAAGGCCTCGATCGAGCCGCATTCCGCCAACTTATCAATCAGAGGCTCCCGGCACATCTCGACGGGGATATACTGCTGTGGGAAGAGGTAATCCTTCAGCTGAAACAGGACCCGCTCTCCGGGGGCTCCTGCTCCGGTCAAGGGGTCAAAAGGAGAATATTTCTCATGATGTCGTTCGGTATTTTCAGCCAAAAGTTGATCGATAGTCATCTGCCCAACGAATAAAGAAATGATACACCATGGCGACAAGCCATCCGCCCAGCAGGGCAACCCCATGCAGGGCTGCATTGATCTGCGAGAATAGAGCCCCCACCGCAACAGAGAGCAGAACCACGCCCCATGTTTTGAGGCTGCGGCAACGGTTCAGACGAAAGCCCACCGAGGCAAAGACAACACCCGAGGCCCCCACGGTTGGGGTATCGGAGATAGTGATCAGCGCAGCTAACAGCGCCACCCCATAGAGCGACGATGCCACCACCAAGGGGTGATCGGAACGAAATTGCCACACCACGTACACCGACAAAGCGTTCCCCAACAGATGGAACAGGTTGGCGTGAAAAAACATATACACGGCGTAGTGCCATAAGGGCCCGCCACTCACAGCTCCCACCTGCTCCGGTGATAGGGGCAGAAGGTAGAGGGCCAGCAGCAGGGCTATGAACGGGACTCTGAGCTGTTGCATTGTTTGCGGCGTTTTCGGATGTGGTGCATGATCACAATGGCGCTCTGCGGCGTCATGTAGAAGGAGGGGGCGGGCTGCTCAACCACCATCTGCACCACCTCCACTAAAGGTAATTGTCGATATGGGGGACGTTCTCTGAGCAGGTGCACACGCCGATAGATTTCGCGGAACATAATCCGCTTATTGCGCATCATCCCCTCTAAGCGATTTCCCTGCTCCATGCTGGATATGACCCGCATGGCCCGCTCCGGTGAGACCCAAAATCTCGACGAGGGGGAGTTCACCACACGGCACATCACCTCCCTCAACCGGATGGGGCCGGAGGTTAGTGCAATCTGACGCCGGTAGGCGTTCAATAAGTCACGATCGCGTTCGGAACGGTATTCGAAAACCCTGCGTATCGGCATGTAAAACAGCTTGATACACAAAGTTACCAGAACAAACGGGGAAGGCTGTCGGCCTTCCCCTATTTATATGCACATTATATTATTGATATACAGGATAGAGCAAACATTTCACCCACAAAGAGCAACTTATCAGGTAGGATTCAGTCACAAAATTAACAGATGTACTTTTCGAGGCAGGCCCCCATCTATTTTTGCTTCAGGAACAACAGCCAAAAACGCTTAAAACAAGCTCATTATGTATAAAGAGGAAAATAACAGGATGACTCCACCTGAAGGGATCATCGCCCAACGTGAAACCCCATCCAAAAAGGAGTTGATCATCGCCCGCCTCAAAAAGAGCCATCCGGACGAGGATTTCGAAGATGACGAAAAGATCTACAACCGTATCGCCGAAGATTTCGACACGTACGAAAAGGATATTGCCGAACGGAACAAAAATGACGAGGCCATCACCAATCTATTTGCCTCGGATCCTCGCTCTGCCGCCTTTCTTATGAACTGGCGCAAAGGGGAAGATCCCGTCGTGCAGCTCATCCGAGCCTTTGGCGATGACTTCCGCGAAGCGTTGGACGACCCCGACATGCAGGAGAAATTTGCCAAAGCACGTCAGGAGTACCTCGCCCGCCAGATGAAAGAGAAGGAGCTTGAAGAGCAGGCACAAACCAATTTGG